TGTAAGCGTTTTATTTGTAAGTGTTGCTGTAGAACTTACTGATACTAAATCAGCATTACCTCCACTGCTTGGTAGAGTTAAGGTATTAGAAGCACTCTCTGAGTGTGGAGCAGCTTGCAAAGCCTGTGCGTGAGCATTACCAGACTCACAGTAAAACTTTATCTGTGACCGTGACCCTGAGTTTTTAAGATCAATTAGTCCTGACTCTACCCCCACATTACCATCAAGCAAGACTTGACCAGACCCTTTAGGTGTAATTTTCAAACTAATATTTGTATCGTCACCTGTAGCCGATATCTCTGGAGCGTTGCCTGTGGCTGCGTTTGTTACATCAAACTGGTTTACAGCAGAACTTGTAGTCTGAAATATTATCTGCTCATTACCGTTTTCATCCCCTATAAAGTGGGCATCATCTAATAATATACTGTGACTGTTGGTGTCAAGGTTGCCTCCCAACTGAGGAGTTGTGTCCTCTACAACATTCGATATAGCACCTGATGCTGCTAAACCAGAAACTACAGTGCTTCTTGATATCTTCTTTAATCCACCACCAGAGGTGTCAACAGCTATAAACACATCATCATTAGCCACTGAGGATATCTCACTAAGTGATCCAACAGCTATGGAGTTAAAGTTTGTACCATCGGCTACCAGTAGATTACCAGAGGTATTTGTTCCCATAGTAATGTCATCACCAGATACCGTAAGATCACCGGGAATAGTTACGTTGCCACTTGCGTCTTGGAATATCATCTTACTGGCAGGTAAGGTAATAAATACGTCTTTTGATCCCGAGGATAGGTTTACAGCACTGTTACTGTTTGAGCTTGCTATAACTGTGGTTCTGGCAAGGGTAGTTCCAGAAGAGGCAAAGGTTCCTAAACCAACCTCAAAGTCACTATTGTTAGCATCGACAATAGCGTAATATGTAGTATCGCCATCAGATAGATTAGCAGTAAAAGTTTCAAAGTTACCCACTGCACCGTTGAGTGTAATAGTTCCTGTACCTGTAGTCGTTGTCGTTTCACGAACTCTATCTGCAATGGTTAACGCCATTAAGCTATCCTTATTATCGCATTACTGGAGTCGGCTGTAGGAAACACAACCGTGAAATCACCAGAGGTTGCTGTCTTGTCTGCACCAAAATCTAATACACACACCGCAGGATCACCGGAAGCACTTTCGTTAAATATCAAGGCACCTCTTGCAGTGACAGTTACATTGCTAAACGTGGCATCGGAGAAGTCTGTAAGGGCGGTGGTTCCTGATGTGCTTGGGTCTACTCTTGTTAAGGCTACACCCTTCGCCGAATAGTTAGTGCCAGATACTTCGTTACTTGTTGTGTAGGCGGTTGTGTCAGCAGCGAGTGTTGCACTTGATGTATACAGCGCTAAGTTGAATGTGCTACCTCCACTGTTCTTAAAATTATGTACAGCCTCCATTAATTCTTTTTTAAATGAGGTACACATTGCCTGTGTTATAGCCATTATAATCTCCTTATAAGTTCAGCAAGTTTTTCCTGTCCTGCGTTTTTAATTGCGTTACAAACGGTGGTTCTGTCCGATTTTATAGCCTCTTTCATGTAAAATGTAATTACTTTTTCTATGTGTTCTTTGTAAGCTCTTGCCTGCTCTTGTATTTCTGGAGCGGCATTATCCCCTACCTGTATTATTTTATCAGCACATCTTGCGGCTACTTCTTCTGCCGAAAACCCCTTATTGTCTGACGTATGCACTGTTACAATAGGGTTTTTTGGTAACTCCATTAACATTACTGTTTATTCCTCATCACCATACCTGATCTATAATAGTCCGTTACTTCTTTTGCTTCACCGTATAATTTAAGCGATTGTATAGCTTCTGTAAAACGTTGAGCATAATTTTGTAATACATCAGGCTCCCCCTTCATAAACGTATAGGCCTCCAGTAAACTACCATACAATAAGGCATTTGGCGCATTAGTACTTAACCATGTAGACCCAGAGTCAGATCCGGCAGTAAGACTGCTTGGTCTGTAATAGTAATGTAATTCTACAGCAAAAGTAGAACTAGGAGTGGGGGCTACTATAAAGTTATCAACATCAAACTGTGCATAGTATCTAGGTGCTCCTGTTGTTGCCGGGTTAGGGTTAAACTCCTGCACAAAGTTTACATCTTTAAAATCCAAAAATATTTTCTCGCTACTAGCGTTAGTAAAACTTAAAGAAAAAGGTGAAAGAAAATCGGTAGGACACGCTAAAAACTGTGAAGACGTAAAAGAAGCGCTTGCGTTTTTTCTAAAAAAACTAAGCTGCACATTTTTAAATATGCGCTCTTCCGCTATTTTAATAAAGTTAGACAGGTTATTTACAAACGTTGTCTCAGTATTTTCCGTATAATCCTGTATAGCTGTCTTTAATTGTGTAAATGTAAAGCTCATGTTGTCACCGTCACCACCCCTACCAGAGCAAGAGCTCTAATCTCAATGCCTCTATTTGGAAAACCGCCGGCCCCTACTGGGACGGTTCTAGGTTCTTTTCTATCAGGGCGAGCATCTTTCAAGGCTTGCGAGTCAATCACTGTTGGAAAAGGCTCAAGTTGTGGCTGTTTAGGCTCAAACTCGTCCTTTCCAACTAGCGATCCATTCCATTCCTTGCGCATATCTTTGTATTTATATCGAAAACCTGACCTATCTGATATGGCATAAGCGTATTTACCTTGGGCAAAACGTGGCATCAAGAACTCCTAAAATATTCATACTGAGGAACTACATTGAAAGAAGCTCTGTCTCTGTCCTCAGTCATCGCTCTTTGAAACTCCTCTTCATACATCGCTTTTAACATTTGTGTTCTGTTTGGCGCTCTCTTTATACTAATATAATAAGCCAGTCCGGCAGCTAAACATGGGAAAAACCTGAAAGGCATATCCATCGTGTTTATAAAAGTATCCGCATCGTCCATACGTGTAAGAGCATCAAATATAATAGTATCTGTACTGTTTTCTGGTGTGGGCCAAATCTTTAATACCGGTGTTATTTGCCTATCCAAAAAGAATTGATTGGGTCGTCCTGTCGTGCTTTTTGTAGGTATACCCAAATATGTAGACCGGCTTATTCTTTCCATAGAGAAGTCCGTGCTACTGCGTCTAACCACAACGGACAGTATATCAATAACATTTGTATTTAGATTATACGTAGAGGTACCAGAGGTGAGAGCTTGTGTCGTTTGACTTATTGTCCACTGATTAAGGCCACGATTAGCCCACTCGGCTAACATTAAATTTAAAGAACGCTTGGCAGATTTAAGATCGTAACCTGTTCTAACCTCTAAACCACAGCGCTCAAACGCCTCTTCAATGTACTCCGCAACGTCGAGTTCAAAGTTTGTGCTGTCTGATACGGCCATTTACTCATCCTTGTTTGCGTACATATTATCAAAAATTTGGTTAACGTCCAACACATAATCTAAATCGGACTTTGAGTAATGTATATGTTGCGATGGTTTAAAGTCCGGAGGACCCTCCCCTGTCTCAAACCATGCGGGATGCGTAACACGAACTCGGTTGTTTGGCAAGGCTACAATATTACCGGTGTAGTCGCCGGCATCCAAGAGAGTTAAAACATGGCTTTGTTTATGCTGTGCAGGGTCATCCGCTATCTCACTCTCTGTATAATCAACAGTAAAATGGTATTTTGCAGGAAAAAACTCACCACCAATCTTTGCCATCCATGGACAAGGCGTTGCTCTATCTAACGTATAAACCGCATGATGGTGCGAAGCACAATCCCAAGGCTGTGCTAAATATGTCTCCATAGGATCCGGCCAACCCTCAAAGTCAAAATCACCAACCAAAGCAGTAATTGGCATACGAGCCCACATAGCGCCACCATGCACATTGGGCTCATCGTCATCATTCTCGCATCCTGTAAATATTACTTGAAAGGACAAACACCTATTAGGCATTGTCGTGACAGCAATAGCCATCGCGTGCAAAAACTCACCATGATATTTCTCATGGTTGTGTGTATATTCTCTTCGCACCCAACATTTAAAATGCGGGATGTTAC